AGTGTCTAATATTTTATCTCCCTCTTTTGCGTAATTCATTAAACAAAACTCATAAAGAGAAATGTGTTTTTGAGTAGGATGTATTCTGTTTAATTGATTCGGGTTTTTTTTATATATCCTTGTTCCGCCTTTACGTACCCAAGCAAACTCTGCCTCTGCAAAATCACGACCATACATTGTTTCTCCTTTATCCCAAACACAAAAATATTGACTACAAGGCAAATCAAAATAATTACCTCCCCATATTATTTGATTTTTTGATACCCTAAACAATTCATTAAAGTATTCTTTTGTTGGTACTTCATTATCCCAATTCTTTTTTTTATCGTCTTTGCTTCTCTTTCTCCCACCCATATTCATTTTGGTAACATCAATCCCATAAGGAGGATCAACAATAGCTAAATCAAAGTAGTTATCTTCATAACGTTTCATTAGTTCCATATTACACTCATTCGTTATTAGCATAATACAGGGTTTTTAACTCTATTGTTTAGTATAGCTCCTTTTACTTCCTTTATAGTCTTTGGCTTTACCCTATTCTTTAATAATGCGTTAAAGGGATCTAAGCGTGTTTGTTTAAACTCTTGGATTGTTTCTGTATCCCAAGCTGATATGACGTCCGTAATGCCTTTAATCCGTTCAAGTGTTTTATTGTTTGTCGTTTTTTGTATTTCTTTTTTTATTTCTTCTTGATTTGGGTCAAAAAAATGTTTTACAAATGTTAAGTCAAGTTCTTTTGCTAGTTCATCGTGTTGCCTTTTGTACAGTTCACTTATAGAGTTGGCTGAATTTACGTGATGTAGTATATTGCAATGACTATTATTTATTTGTTTTCCTATTGCATCAAACGTTGCTCCTGATTCATAAGCTAATTTAGAAAATACTTTTTTAGCATCTGTAAAATTCCTTTGTCTGGTTTTGGTTTCAATATCTAATTTAAACTTTTCATTTACTGCTTGTTTTAATTCTTCTAGTTCCATTGGGTTTTTTTATTCGTTAAATTCTGCGTGTTCTAAACACTCACTACATAGGTCTGTTTCATTCCATTGTGACGCTCCACAACAATCACTTTCTAAATTCATATCTTATTGTCTATGGTTTCTATTAAGTGCCTAAGGTCTGAGCGTTCCCAAGTTCCCAAGTCTAAACCATTTATTAAAAATTTATAATAGTCTTTTTGATCTGTTTTTCTTATTTCTATATTTATATACATATTAATCTAGTTTAGTAAACTCTGTGGTTTGGTTTTTATTGTGTTCATCTTTGTTTGTAAAGTAGCTATCCACTAATGCGTCAATCATTACAAGCTCATCAATAGAAGCCGTTTTAATCTTGTGTATTAAGCTATCTATTTTATTTAATACATTGGTACACATTTCAGGGTTATTGCCGTAAACGGTGTTGAACCCTTCTTGATATATTCCTTCCAATAGTTTTGATGTTTTATTCACTTGCAGCTTTACGTTTTGTTTGAATCCTACGCTGCCTTTTAGTTCGTCGTTTGCTTCTAGTAGTAATTGACTAATCAATACGCATTTTAAATAGTTCAAATGCCTTGGTGTGATTTGATCCTCTGGTTCATCGTGAACCCCCCTGACTTGTTCTTGATGTTCTAGTTCTTTTTGTTCCATTTGTTTATAGTATTCTATTTGTTCTTTTCGATCCATTGTTGTTGTTGTTCTCTCATATATTCTATCTCACGTCTTAGGTAGTCGGCTGCTTTTTCTAAGTCTTGCAGTTCTGTACCTTTGTTTGGCGCACGTGTGATGTATTTGATTATATTCCCTCTATTAAAGTTGAGGTTGTAATCCTTTATAAAGTCGATTACATCATAGCCTTTGCCGTTTTCGTAATGTAAATACGTTGCTCTCATATTATTTTTTATAAAAATGTTTTAATTCAACTTCCATTAAAGGCTTAAATTTTGATATTGATGTTGCTGACGGGTGTTCAAGTTTAGCTAATCTCCCATATACTGTAAATAAATAATCCATAGCTTTATAATCTTTAAACGCTTTTGAAAATCCTATGTTAATCATTTCCCTTACACAATAAGCCTGAATATTACTTTTACCGTAATCATTAACTAAGTTGGATATTTTTTCTAATAAGTATAAAGAAAATTTCTCATCCTTTATGATAGATTTACCTTTTTTAAAATTCTTAGATTGTGAACCAAAGAAACTATTCACAACATTTCCTGCCGATACGTTGTTTCTGTTTTTAAGAAATGCATCGTAAACTTTAGAATATTGTTCATTATCTTTTGAAAATGCTTTTAAGTAGTCTAAAGTAGTCCAAGCCTTATTTCCGTTGTTTAGACTTATGATAGCGTTTAAATGCTCTTTACCTTTATTGGTGTCAACCCAATCAACAATATAAGCGGGCACTGTTGTTTGCTTTAAAAGTCTTGAGGATACAACCCTGTGGTGTCCCTCTATTATATCCCCATCACTTGAGATAACAATAGGCATCATCCACCCGAACTCATTTAATTTTTCTTTAAAGTTTTCTGAATGTTTAAGTAAAACGTCTCTGTTTACTTTTGCCATTTTTAAATTACTTATTGGATAATAAGCGTTGAACTGTCCTCTTTTAATTTCTGTTGTTTTCATTTTGTTTTGTTTTTGTTATTATTAATGTTATGCAAATATAATTCTTTTTTTGTTATAAACAATTTATAAACACTTTTTTTTTATAATAATGCTAATATTCTTAAATCTTCTTGTATGTCTTTAATCATTGCTAAAGCATCTTTATAGTCTTGGTTCTCCATTGCTTCAATAACTATATCTAGGTCATATACAAATCTAATCATTTGTTCTAAGTTTTAATAAGTGATAACATTCTGAATACTTCTGCCTTGCTTTGCTTTTGTATTCTTGTTTAAATAATTCGTACATCTTTTTTGTGTATTGATATTTTGTATCGCAATCAGCTAAATATTTTTCTGCAAACTTTTTCCCTTTGCCTTTAAAATAATTTACATTGTCGGCAGTATCTCCGATTATCATTTGCTCGTAAAAATTATACATAGATTTCTCTTCGCTTATATCTAACACAACCTTATGTTTATAATGGTAGTTGTAAATAAGACAAGGAAATTGCTTATAATCCTTATCAATGCTAACTATCATAACATTATCACGCCCTACTTCGTTTGACAACTCGTACCAATATCTTGCTACAATATCATCCGTTTCAATTCCGTAACCCCAAACGCTATCGTATTGATCTTTTACATATTGGTGCATTTCATTTAACAAAGGCGGTAGCTCTTGTTTTTTTCTATTGGCTTTATAATCATTTGTAATGAGCTTTCTAAAATTACCTTTACTACCGCTAAACGTTATTACACGCTCAACTGGATACATATCCTCTAGCTTATTGACTATGCTCATAAACTGCTCATCGAACTTAGCTTGGGCATCTTCTATATCTCGATAGTATTTATCATCTTCTGGGTTCTCTCGTTTCTTATAACAAGAGGCAAATATTAAACTGTCTGCATCTACTAAAAGTATCATTCTATATCTAAATTAAAGCATTCAACTGAGCAATAATAATCTCCGTTTGTTTCTTCTTTACAACAGGCGCACTCTGTTTTTGCGTCTGGTTCATCAATGTAACTATCTAACCAATTCATAATTCTTGTGTATTAATTTGTTCTTTTAATGTTTCTATTTCTTTTTGAAGCGATTGGATTGCTTCGTTTTTACCTTGTCTAATTAAACTGATGCGTTTTGTTAGTACGCTATTTTCTATATTTAATTGATTAACGTACTGACCAATCTCATTAAGACCTTTTATATAATTCTTTAAATCTTTATTTGCAGGCTTGGACTTTGACCATTCCATTGTTTTATCGGCTATCCAATTAAACCAAAGATTATAAGATTGTTTTTGAAGTAACGTCATTATCTTGATCCGAAGGTATATCCTGCAATAAATACTATTGCCATCAATAGTGCAACTAAGATATTGAAATTGCGCTTTTTGTTTTCTTTAATCAGCTCGTTTAGTTCTTCCAATTCTTTAGGTGTATATACTTCGATACGGTTCTTTCTAGTTTCAATGTGTAGTCCTGTTTTTGTTTTCATAATGTTTGTTTTATTAATATACCGCAATATACAACTTTATTTTAATTATAAACAAATTATTAACTATTTTTTTTATTTATTTTTTCTTTTATGTTAAAATAGCTATCCCAGATTCCAATTTCTGATTCTTCATTTAGGTTAATTATTGCAGCGTCTTTTTCTTCTAACAGATAACAAGGTTTTAAAACTTTCTTTTTTGTCCATAGGGTTGTATCAGGACAATATATATCTTTAGTTTTTAATTCCTTTAAATTATTTAACCAAAACATATAATTTCCTTTAGGATCGTTTACTAAGTATAAAGCAACTTTTCCAGTTTCAATCAATTTGTCGTGCTTAAATTTTTCTAGTATTTTGGTGTCATAATAAGTCTTTCTAAATTTCATTTCAATTACGCA